TTGATTAGCCGTAGAAGTACCAGAAAGAATCGCTCCTGTAGAACCGGTAGAATAGAATATTCCGCCATTGCTCGCAGATAGGCTAGCTCCAGTACCTCCTCTAGTTAATGATAATTGCCCAGACCATCCCATAGTCAAACTACTAGCCGCAAGCAAACAAGCCGCTGTTCCAATGGTTATTGTTACATTAGTGTCATCAACTTTAGTCAAATTACTCGCAGGGACATCAGCCGCCACAATAGTATTCCAACCAGGGGCAGCTGAAACAGCACCAGTTCCGGTTTGTGTAAAGAATTTCTTAGTTGAAGTTGTATTGCCTGCCAATATGCTAATAGCAGTTGTACTAGATGCATAATAAGTATCTCCAAGCGTAGCTGAATTAGGGTAAGTTAATGCACCTAAAACATAATTGGTTCCATTGCTTATTAAATGAACATTTGCTGTTGCGCCTGCGCTAGAAGGAATAGTAGAAGTAGACCAGGAAGGCGTAGTAGAAGCCCCGCTTAGCAACATCTTATTAGCTATTGCGGTTCCAGCTAATATTGCTCCAGCCGAACCGGTAGAATAGAATATACCGCCATTACTTGCAGAGAGACTAGCACCTGTTCCGCCATTAGTTAATGCAATTTGACCAGATATATTTGCTGTCAAACTGCCTGCGCCAGTAGACCAGCTGATATTTGTTCCATTTGTTGGAACTGCTGCTACTGGGTCCGCGCTAGTAGAACCTATCAGTAATTGGCCATTTGTAAGCGCAATTGAAGTAATTGCGTTAGAAGCACCACCTACAAGAGCGCTATGATTTGTTACATTTTGAATAGCTACATTAGTTAATCCTAAATTACTTCTGGAAGTTGAAGCACTAGCCACGTCTGATAAATTACTAGCTACTTTCAAGAAATAGTTTGGAGAATACAAAAATTGAGTAAAAACAATTGCATCAGTACCTACTGCGGTAACAGTAGATGTTTGTAACCATACCGTATCAAGATTAATAGTTCCATTTTGAACAGGTACTAAATCCCCTACTTGTATTTCAATTGGTTGGTCGAAATCGGTTGCTCTCGTTAAAACCCACGCTACAGAACCACTTCCTACTGTAGTGACGGTATAAATACCATTTTGATAAGTCGTTGTTTGGTCTTTAACCAAAACCCTTGCATTTAAAGCAGGCGACTGACCATCTATAGATATTGCCGCTAAAGTGCCAGAATTAGTTAATGTAGCGCCTACACCTCCGGTACCATTAGCATATGTCGCAGTAAGATTCGCTGTAGTAGCACAATAACAACTGCTTTTAAATTGAAATCCAGCAGCTACTAGGTCAACATACGCTTTGTTAGAGCCATCCGTTGGATTAACTGGACTATTATTAATAGTTATCGAGTTTGTAGTAATTAAACTTAGACCTGATAATGTCGTTGCCAAATCAATAGTAGGATTTCCAGAAACTCCACTACCGTTAGAGAGCGTTAAATTTGCAGAACCAATTGCTATAGACCTCTCAACATAAGTATTAGCAGCAGTACGCGTTACTAAGCCAGTAGATGATAGTCCAGATAGCGCTTGAAGCTCTGTTCCTAACGTAAATATAAACGTTCCAGATGTTGTAATTGGTCCGCCCGTAACGGTTAAACCAGTACATCCAATAGCATCAACAGAGCTTACAGCCCCGCCTGAGTCTACTACGTCTACATACCCTCCTTTTGCTGCAATTACAGTAACATCTATAGTCATCCAAAAGACCCTCTATAGCTGTTATTTAGGTTCTGTATTCTTTGAGCATTACTTAAAATAGGAGGGTCCGGTTGCGGTGGACGTGGGTCCATTACAGGTACCGGGTCTGGTGGTAAATGAGGTGTTCTTAACTGAGGGTCTGGAACGTCTAAATAATCCTTTCCAACATATAATCCTGTCCAAACCAGAGAATCTCCAGCCCATTGCATTTGCTTAACTAAATCTTTTCGTAAGTGTACAAACCCAGTGTAATCGCAAATTCCTAATGCCAGAGGATTATTTATATCTATCGTTACATGCTTACCCTTAGGCCTATCACTCATATGAATATCCTGTATACGGGTAAATACGCGTTGGAACTCTTTCTCTATCGCTATCGGTTGCTTCCCTGAATGTTTGGTCTGCTTCCGCCTTTAGTATTCCTATTTTCTCTATAGGGTTAGTAATAACTTCACTGTTTTTAATAGCTAATTTATAAGCAAGCGCTGAACACAATGCCTCTAGAAAGCGAGCGGGAACCTCTGCCACATCCGTCATCGCCCCTACATCTTGTAATGATTCCCAATAAGAAAAATATAAGACTTGATACGCAGCGTAAGGAACAGGCCATACCTTTAATATAGGAGTTATTTGCCTGTCTACATAAAAACTAGAAGGCGTTCCAGACTCATTCTTATTAACTTGAGAGTTATAATCCGTCTCAGAGAATCGGCTTATGATCTTGTCTTGTGTACTATTGTTGAAATATAACTCTTGTATGTTTAGAGTTGCGCCGCCGGTTTCTCTAACTCTAAATGATACTGAATTTGTTGGAACATCAATTGAAAACCATTGAGTAACACCCTTTGGATAAGATTGAACAGGTATAGATAAAGCAGTGTTCCACGTGGCACCAAAATCTGTAGAGTATTCACACACTAGGGTATAATTTGTAGTAGCATTAGATTGTATCCCAACTAATGATATTGCTACCTCAAAGTCATCTGCCTGCTCAATATCCCATGTATAGCTTATGTTTCCATTGCTAGATACTTGAGTGCAGACTGTTGAAGTATCTCCATCGAATGCATTAGCGGCAACCCCGCCAGCACTAGAAGATGGAGAACCATTGTTAAAAACATTTCTTGTGGACTCTCTTAATGCTACAGTCTTTAAGTCAATAGCATTAGTTGGTATGCTGTACGTGTTTTGATTTGGCTGAAGACCTATCATTGCTTCTCTAATAGCCCAAAGGTTTTTACCTTGATTAGGCCAGTGCTGCAATATAAAGTTGATAGACCGCTGAGCGGATATTATCTTTTCTCGGTCAATAAGTGGAGTAAGGATGCCTATTTTTTCGTATGCATCATCTATTAAAACACGGCTCTCAGGCGAGCAAAAATTATAAGTTTCAGATGTGGACACTTACTCATACCTTAATTTCTAGTGGAAACCTTTTAAGGTCTTTGCTAAATTAGCTTCTGCTCTTATTCTTTTATTGCTAGAATGCTCTGCTTTTTCAAGCTTAGACGCAGGTATCTTTTGTCCTTGCTTTACGTGTAGAGCTTCATGTAAAGCTCCTGGACGCTTAATAGCACCTGATATCCAGTCTTTTCTTGCACCATTCATTAGTTTGTAACCCCCTGTTGCATGAAGAATGCTTGGAAAACAGCGCCAGCAGAAGCTGTTACCGAAATCCTAGAATATCTTGCTGGATACTGATACCAACCATTAATGCTAGCTGTAGCGGCATTCATAATTCTAGTGTAAGCATTAGCGTTATCTGGGTTCGGTATAACAATTCCAAGAGTAGAAGCGGTTTGCACGTAATTATTGATAGCGTCTGATGTCGTTGGCTCAAATGAGTATGTGAATGTTCCTGCGGTCTTTACAACAGAAACTGCAAGTGATGGAGCCTGCACATACGAGTCATGACAAAACCAGTTAGTTTGACCAGTTGTACCAGTTCCAATCTGAACATTAGCTGCATTAGCGCTAGCCGTTACGGATGTTATAGTGTTGAAAAACTTTGTTGAGTAAAGCGTTGTGTTATTTGGCCCTGCATGCGTCTCTGTCTGAGGCAATCCGTTATATGTTCCAGTTATTGTAAAATTAACTGCCGTTAGATTGGCAGTAGAAGTAATACTAACCGTTCTAGATACGTTTCCAAAAGATATAACCGAATACGGCGCTCCAGCAGAAAGGTTTCCATTTAGAACCAATTTATTAGTTGTTGCAACAACAACGCTTTGAGTCAAACAAACGTCATCAACTGTGTCAGCGGTCCATTTGTAAATAATTGGTGTAGCCATTTTTTTGCCTTATATATATTATTATGAAGCTAAGCTATCAATAACAGTCGCAGCATCATTAACAAGGTCACCAGCGCTTTCTGATTCAAATGCATTCTTCATATCTTGATATGCTTGCAATGCCCCGTTTAGAGTATGAATAACCGCTCCAGTGGTTGCCCGACCTTGGTCTAACTCAATAGCCTTTTGATTATGCTCTTTCAATTGAGCTTCTACGTTTGCGATTTTAGCTTTTAGTTCTTCTAGTTTCATAAGTCACCTTTATGTTTATGTTAAATTTATAACGTTATACCAAATGTTGATAGTTACTGAACTTCCGCCATTTACTGCATCAAATGTGCCGGTGTCATTTGTTATATATAGTCCAGTATTTTCTGGTGCAGCAATATTTATAAGACTGGAGTTTAATGTCATTACAGAAATTTTAAAATTATCATTTAAGAACGAATTATCAATTGTAGATGAAAACGCATTCTGCCCTCCGGCATGCACAGTATTCCCGTATTGTATTTGTATTGTCCCATTTCCTGCATATGGCCCATCATCATTCTCATAAACCAACGTTGCCTTGAATGGAATTATTGCAGTTCCAGCTCCTGTCGCCGCAATTAATAGCTTTGGAGTTCCATACATCCTGGTAATCTCAGAACCAAGAACGGAAATGCTTGCTATGGAATTTTTACCCTGAGCAGAAATAAATCCTGGAGTTATCGAGTCATACTTAACCAGAGTCTTAAGAACGTTGTCATAGGCAATCATTCCATTAATTGGGACAGTTAGTGCTGAAAGTTGCGTTGTTGTCATTCTTGGCAATGTTAACGCAGAGTCGCTTGACTGAAGTTCTAAGCAGCTTGATATCGTAACGGAGTCAACTGTAGTTGGAACGTTAGAATCTCCAATCAAAACTCCAGATGAAAATGTACCAGTTGATTCTGTTGAGCTCATACCAATCTTATGTCAAACCTATGGTTGTGTACCAAATTGTTATTTTTATTTTAGAGGCGGCATTTCCGCCTGTGAACACACCAGTTGCATTTGTTATTTCTACCGCAGTATTACTTATGTTAGAAGCTGCAATAACATCTAAAGCAGCTCCTCCATTTTGTCCATACAAAGAAGCAACTGATGTTGCCCCAGCGGTAACAAAAGTAGTATCAATTGTTGAGGTTAATGCATTAACATTGCTTGTTTTATACCTTACTGATACTAATCCTCCGCCTGCAAATGCGGTTGTGTTAAAAACATTGACAAGTGATATTTTTAGAACAGATATTGCCAATCCTGGTCCAGGAGCAGTAATCAAAGTTATTGGAGTTGCATGTAATGCTAGTATTTGAGCCTGAGTAAGAGTAACGCTTGCTGAAGCGAAAGTTGAAAGCTCATCAACCCATACACCATCCTCTAGGCATACCATTGAAGATATATCGGAATTATAAGCGACCATCCCATCAACATATGCGCCATTGTTAACGATTGTATCTAATTGTAGAGTTGTCATCCTAGGAAGCGTTAATGCGCCGGTTGTAGACTGAAGTTCTAAGCAGCTTGATATTTCAACTTCTTTTCCATTAACTGTTACTAATGTAGGAGTTGCTGGATACCCAGAAACTGGATCTGCAATAAGAACCCCTGAGCTAAATGTACCTTTTGAATCTATAGTAGCCATTAACGAAACTCCATGTATTTAGTCGCTTATAATTGAATACCAAACATTTATTGTTATCGAAGATGTGCCGCCGCCTGTAAATGCTGTAAGAGGATTTGTTACGCTTAACGCAAGGCCGTCGGTATTTGCTTTTGCTGGCGCAGTAGTTGAAGCGAAAAACTGCTCACGGAAGCTGCCGTTTTCTACAACAAAGGCATTTGTGAAATCTGAAGATAGAGCATTTACATTCGCTCCACCATTGAAATATAGCCTAATGGTTCCGTCAACGCTTGCGAATACAGTTCCTGTATAGTTAAGTGTAGCAACAGCCATATAAACAACATATGCACTTCCTGCTGTTAATGCTGGAAGTATTGTAACAGGAGTTGTGGTTAATGCTTTAACTTGAGACGCTAGCAATGTAAGTGATTGCATAGCAATTGGATACTGCCATAGTCCATCAGTTCTAACAGCAGGAGCATTAAAGTCAGTTGCGTATGCAGTCATTCCATCTACTGCTGGCGTTATAGCTGAAATCTGAACAGAAGTCATTCTAGGTGGAGTAAAAGCTGTAGTCGTAGATTGTAATTCTAAGCAGCTTGATATCTTAGTTGATCCAACTAATGTTGGAGTTACTGGAGCTCCGCTAGCTTGGTCGCCAATCAATATTCCTGAGCTAAACGTTCCGGTTGATTCTGTTGTAGACATGAGTAAAAACTCCTAATTTTGTCTATCATGGCCACTGCATCTTCTTTAAGGATGCAGTGGTGACAGACCATGAACTAAATAACAACGACTAGGCTGTGTAACCGTAAGCCCCGCGTGGATCGTTAACACCGAAAGAATATCTTTCGATAACTTTATGTTTAACGGTGTCCGTATCAAAATCGCAGTAGCTGCTAACTTCTAGTTTTTCTCTGATAAAGTGCTTGAAGCAATCTTCAACGTCAGTAAACAAGAAGTACTGGTTTGGGTTAGTGATATAATGATTAACGGTATAACTTTCAGGAATTGCCTGAAGGCTCTTAATAGCGTTAATGTCATTATTAGCACTACCTGGTCTAAATTCAGAACCAAGCAACCGTTGTGCCGTAAACTGTAAGGCAGGAGGAATAACCAACTTCTTACCTTTTGCAGAAATGATGTTTCCTGCAACGTCTACGAATGCTTGAATACCAATAAGCATCTGCTCTAAACCTTGTTCACTAAATTGAACAGTTCCTAGATTTGTAAATGTTCCACCATCGTATGGGTGATTGTTAGCAAATAATGCCTTCCCGTCACCGATTGGCTTCGTAGCATCAAATCCAGAGTTAAGAGGAGCAGCACCTATAACGTTCTTAGCAACTCGCATAGACTTCCGCAAAGCTTGCGTAATCATTGGGAATTGAGTCTTGTACAGGTTGTCCTTTATCGCTTGTCTTGTGATAGCGAAAGAGTTCCCAACGTACTGATGCACAAACGTGGTAATGTAACGTTGCCCCATTGTGTCAACTGGTACTGGACCGCCATCTTGTTTAGTAGATGCCATACCTAAGAATCTCATTTGCACGTCTTGTTCTTGTGCCTTATCAGACTCATAGATTGAATAAAATTCCTTCCATTGTTCTGGAAGGTCGTGATACATTCCAAATACTTCGTCTAGACCTGGTTGGGTTAAGGCTTGTATTTGTGTTAAATTAATTGCCATTTGTTATCTCCTTAAACCCCAAGTGTTCCAACGCTCTTGTAAACATGATTGTTTAGCAAAACTAAAGCATTGTTATAATTATATGTAGTAGCGGTTCCAAAATTGTTTCCAACTTTTGGATCTAAATCATAAATTTTTAAGTTTAGTGTTGCTGTATGTGCAATCGTGTTTATGTCAAGATATGCGGTAGATAAGCCGGTTAACGGATTAGGATCTGCAACAACAAAATCTGCGTTGTCGTATAAATCACCGATTTGTAAGTAATTTCTAGCATTAGTACTATCAGCAACCTGAACGCTGAATAAAACGTTTGGATCGTCGACAACAAAAGCTGTTGCGTAACCGCCTTGATAAACAGCCGTATTTCCAACCCATTGATTAGAGTAGACCATCTTGCCGTTAGAATCTAAATATTGACATCCCCAGAACACGCCGAGAACTTGTTCTCCACCGCCTTCTGAAAGAATTTCAATTACGCCGTCTCCTAAAGTAACAAGATCACCTTGCCCTAAGTCATCAGCATATGCACTCGCGATTCTGTATTGATTTGTTTGTTCATTCCAGCTAGATCCATTTAAGTATCGAGTTGGAACAAAGCCAGTTGGGGCATTTTTTCCGTTTCCGTAAGCCATTTTAAACTCCTTAGACTTCTTTTATATTTTTTATAAAAGTCTAATTATTCAAGTTAGACCAACATATATTGGTCGACCTTATGCTAGGCGCATATTGCCATCCGAATTATTAGCTCGGACTAACCTGTGGTTTAAAATACCCACGGACCGTTTCAAGAGGGGTCTGCTCACGCGTAACTTGTGGCTTACGCAACCTGAAGTTTGGTTACCTTCAGACCTTTTAAAGAGGGGTCTGCTCTTTTACTAATCTAATTTACATTATAGCACAGTTACGCGAATAAATCAAGAGATAATCCATTTTTTGATTAATGCTAAAATGTTTTATATCCACCCAAATCCTTTCCATGGTCTCTAGATGTTTCAGAAATGCTCCTAGAAGGAATAGACGATGGCGTATTTAAAGTTAGCATTTGGCTGATACCACCTAAGATAGCCTCGTTCTTTCTTCTGAAGTATTCTTCTTCCCGTTCACATTCTCTGATAGATCGTTCAAAACACATTACGCTTCCATCATGAAGATAATCTTGCATATGGCTAAGTCTTCCAAATGTATCTATAGCCTTCTTTTCAGGATGCCGGCTTGCAGGCACAGGAGTCCACCCACGGCGTCTAAAAGCTGCAAGATTTGCATCATCTGGTTCGCCACAAATAGAATGCCTAAGCCATGTATATCTCATTCCAGCTGGAATCTTCTTGGGGTCAATATACGTCCCAGACGTATAGTTCATCTCAAGGTCATAATCGATTTCGCTATCTCTGTCTTCATATTCCCGGAATTCTTCTTCTCGGCTTCCGGCATGTTTTTCAACGTCTCTTTCTCTAGCGGGAGTTCTTTTTTTCATTTTTCTGTCCTCTAAATATTATCGGTTATTTGTTTTTCGTTGTTGAGCCAGTATTCTCTTCATATAAGATTCTGGGTTGAATTTGTTTATCCTTGCAAACTCAGCCTGCTCAGGAGTTAACCTTACTTGCTGTTTCCTATTGTTATAGTTATATGAATTTGAGCCACTGTTTCTAACAGAAGCAACAGGGCTCCTTGATTGTTTCATGTTAAGACCTCTATTTTGAACTTGTGTGCTCCTAGAGCGATTACCTTGGTTCCTTACTTGATTCAAGTGATAATCTAATTCCTGAAGATATTTAGGTGAACCGACTGCATCTCCTTGACCCCTTCTTATAGCCTCTTGTTGCATTTTATAAGAGATATCCATGGCTATAGCAGCTAGCTGTGGATCGTAATCTGGGCTTCCTTCACTAAACCAAGTATTCTTAGCAACCCAATTATGTCCATTAGCTGCCGCTTGAGCTTCCATTTCTCTTGTTGAATGTATTCGTTGCGGTTCAGGCGTATATCCTTGGTAACGTTCTGGTTGATATTGCTGCTGTTGATACTGCTCTTCATACCCGCCATGATTTGCCTGCTGGTCAGCTTTCCATCGATTAAGCTCATTTACAGCAAAGTTTGCATCCTGCATCTCTTTAATAGCGTATTTCTTTGCTTCAATGTCTCCGCGCTCTTCGGCGACTTCAAACATTGCATTTGCTCGATTAAGCCTATTAGTTACATTTTCTTCATAATGTCTTAGTGCAGCTTCAGCTGATTGGTCAGATACAGTCTTTAGCCTATTAACTTCTTGCTTAAGTCTTTCGTTCTCAGCAATAGCGTTATACTTTTCCCGTTGAGCAATCTGGAAAGCTTCTTGAACGCTATACTTTTTCTGACCACGATTACCATTAGGCTCCTCTTCTGATTCTTCAACTTCTGAGTTGTCTTCAAGGTTATCTTCTGGTTCTTCTACAGTATTAGGTACCGCAGATGCGTCTTGGACGTTTGGGTCTAAGTTCAGATAATCCGTAGATTCATTATCATAATTATCTGCGAAATCACCACTGACTTTGTCATACTCATTCATTATTATGGTCCTTAATTATTATTATTATTTAATTTGTGGACAAGTTAACTTTTTAGTCTACATAGTTAGGGTCATCCACTATTACAAGACACTTATCATCATTAAGAATGCGACATGGTATTCCGCCATATAACATCTCAGTTCCGCAGCCACTAGGAAATACTATCCAATCACCTATTTTGCAATAAGGGTCTACTCCATTGTATTTATCGCCTTTATAGCCAATTGGACCAATCGCTAATACTTGACCAACCTTTCTTGTGTATTTGTCATGTTCTAAAGATTTATCTAAAACAATTAATTTCCCAGCAAGGTCTTTGTCTTTCGATTCAGGACTTAAAATAATATTACCACTAGGGGAATTAGACTCATGTAAATCAATTATCCTTTTATTTTTTTCCTCTAACTCCTTTGCTCGCTCATGAACTCGAACTATAAGTTGATAACCACATGCTCTTGGCAAATCTATTCCAAGTTCTTGTTTAACAGATTCTAAAAACATAACCTTTTTAGATTCTTCATCAATTGCGCTATTTGCCGCTTCACTCATCGTCTGTCCTCCGATTAACCTAACATTACCCGATACCTAACTATATCTGTTGGGCATTTAATAACCTGATAAACGCATTTATCAGTAATAACTTGAACTGGAAATCCACGGTAAGAAAATTGAGAGCCTCTACATTCATTCCTTGGGAATACAATAAAGTCTCCAACCCTACATAGAGGACCGCTTTCTTTATATTCTTCTTCTGTATAACAACGTGGACCCTGAGCTAAAACAAGAGCAGTACAGCTCCTGTATTTTTCTGAAGCTCTAATGGCAGGAGGAATAGCAATCTTTACCGGCCGTCCATTGCTTCCTATAATTGGCTTTCCATGCTTGTCTTTGCATTCATACAAGTCTTCTTCCCTGACATGAATCTTTACAAGCATGTTGAATCCACATACTCGAGGCATAGGAAACTTCATGTTTCCCTCTATTAGAGCTTGTGCTTCTTTTATCTCATGTGGCTCTATGTAACTCGTTACGCTATCTGTCTTAGCTGCCGATAACATTAATTCCTCGCTAAATATGACTTCGGTATTATTTCGTACATGTCTTTATAAGTTTTCTGAATAATATGCTCGGCTTCTTTAAGTCCGTGCAATCTACCAGCACAACTTTTATATTCTTCAAATGTTGAAAAAGAGCCTGAAAGTATCCTTTCACTATATGCTTGCATGCTCTTTCTCAAAGCATCTAATAAGTTTTCATGGAAATCAGGTTCCATGCTTAACTGCACATCCCTTTAGCTTTCATCGGCTTGCCAGCTTTAGTAGCTTCTTTTAAGCGAACCTTTGCTGAACCACCAGCTGCTAGTTTCATTGGCTTGCAGTCTTTAGAGCTAATTGGGTTTCCGCCAATTCTATGTTTGCTAGCCATACGTGCTGTAGTTGCTCCACCTTTTTTCATACATTACTCCCGTGATTGTAAAGTTGTGGCAGCTTAACCTTGACCTTCCTAGGAATGTACATATCGGTTTGCTGCTTCGTTAATTTATGGAATTTTCCAGTTCCGTCTCGTCTGGACATTTCACTTTTTTCACCAACGAGGGTTTTCTCTGCTACCGCTCGCATTGGATCTTTGCCACGCCAACCAGGCTTAAAGCTCTCATCTTTCATAATTTTGCTCCGGTCTTGAATTTTCATGTTTGCCAATCTCAACTAAGTTCTTTTCATTAGCTATATGAAGCTGTGCCTGTACCTTTGCCATTTCCGCTTCATGACTAAGCTCTGCCTTACGCTCTTCCATTGCGACTTTCAGCTTTACTTCTTCATGAGCTAACTCAATCTTATAGGCATCTAGCTCAGCGGTTCGCTTGCTCTCTTCGTCTCTTAGATGAGCGGCTTCTCTTCGTTGTTCTATATCAACAAGCATTACCCTTTGTGGGTCTATTTGATTCTGAGCATCCATTGCTTGCTTCTCTTCCATCATCTTGTTCTGTTCGATAATGGCTTGAGCATCATCCGATGCAACTTTGTTCTGAATCTCAGGAGAAGCTTGTATTTGTTCTAATTCTTCTTTCTTCTGATTAGCCTCGGATTCTTTGTTATCTTGCATCGGATTCTGCTGCTCTTGTGGCATTCCTTGCTCAAACCCTTGCTCCATCTGCTGCATAGGCATTTCGCCCATCATAGGAATACCAATCATTTGATTCATTTGCTGTTGTTGCATTTGTTGTTGCATCTCTTGTTCCATGCGCTGCTTCTCTAATTCTTCCAAAGCCTCTAAAGCTTTATGTTGCTGCTCATGGATTATCCAGTTTGCATAGACCGCTGGATTCTGCTGAAATACCATTTGAACTATAGGGTCATTTCTTCCATTAGAGTGCACAATCCCGTGCGCCTTGTTATCTTGTCCTGGGCTGACAATAACCGGCTTCCCAAGCAATAGGTTCATGTTCTCTGTAATTGGGTCTAAGGAAATAGGAATTGGAAGCGCAGGTAATATCTGGTCAATGTTCTCAACCTTCATGGCTGAATAAATTCTGTGTAAAATTTCTCTGATATTATGTAATTCTGGATAACGAGAGGCGATATTTAATGATGCCTCATCTCTAACAAGCCTATGAGTGCTAGTTAGAACATTTGGGTCTGATACGGGCATAATCCCAATCTGGTCGCTAAAGTCTTCTTTAGATATGAAAGACTCTTTACCTGGAACTAAGAACTTAAGGTCTCCCTGCTGTGAAGCCTTGTCTGGAAGATAATCTCTGAAAACATTAAATAACAGCTTAAGCTCATAGCTTAATGAAGAATGATGAGATCTAAGTACGGTAGACTGCATCCTGCCAGCAACCTCTAGGAGAGCCATTACGGTCCCTTCTGATGCGTTAGCACCCATGTCTGGGATTTGCTGTTGTGTGCTTGCGCCAAGAGAAGCTGTCTCTTGTCTTAGCTGCTCACGCAGTGCAATGCCGACGGGAGAGGGTCCGTCATATGGCATTGGCATGATGCAGTCACCGATTGGTGCCCCTTGAGTTTCGACCTCGCGTCCTTCACCAGGAAGTAGGCCGATATTATTGTTTTCACTCGTAAATGATTTTGTCTTTAAGAATCCAGGGAAGTTCTTGAAAGTGTTTGCGTCTACACTTTGTCTTAATATCTGAGTTAATGTAATAGCATTGGAACCCATAAGATGGGCAATACCAACACCATATATGCCAAATCCACGCAGGAAGTAGTAATGAACGTAGTATTCTTTTCGAATATACTTATCGTTATTCTCTTCCCAATTCCTCTTAACAGAAACGACCTTATCATTAGCAAGGCAAATTGTTACAACATATGACCTTGGAATGTCAGAATCTTTCTTATTTACAGTATCTTCAACATCTTCTGGCAGCAAATCTACATGAGTTTCATAATATTTAAATAATGTCTTATTCTCAGATGACTCCTTTGATACCCCGTCAGTCTTGTCAATCGCCTTAGCAAGAACAGAACCGTCTTCAGTATCTTCATCATCTATGACATCAGGAAGGTCTAAATCTAAGAAATCACCAGACTTTTGCCTTAAGATAACGTCCTTTCTGCTTAAGAAAACCACTTCCGTAATTCTGGAAGAGCTCAATATGTCAGTGGTATGCAGATTTACGATAAAGTTCTGAGGAGCTATAAACCTACTTCTAGGCTCATTCAAAATAGGATCTTGATACACTTTCCTAAAAGCAGACCCAAAGAAGTGAGAATACATCAACAATTGTTCTGAGTCTGGGTAATAACTTCTATCGTAGTCAGTTAGATAATAATTAGTCCAATCCTTGACTCTATCTGCGCACTCTTCAGCTTCAGCAGTTGGCTTACCAATTATCTTAGCTTTACATGGGCCAGCAGCTGGGAATAGTTCCGCTCTAGCAACTGAATAAGCTTCTAGTAAGGTAGTCGACATTGCAGAATCAAATGCAGCGCAACCCTTAAAGAAGTCAGACTGCTTAAATTCTTCTACGTTTCGACCAAGGTATTTTAATGAAAGGTTGGCTGTATCTTCCCACTCTGAGCGGCTTGCTAAATCTTCCCTAATGTCGTCTAAAAGGTCTGAGGATAGCCGCTTAAGCTTATCCCTATCCATTTTATGAGCGAGATTTTCATAGAAGTCATGTTCCTCGAAGGATTCCTCTTCTTCCGGATTCTCACCATCGATAAGAACATCAAACACAAGTGAGCCATCTGGCTCTTCGTGAGACTCTCTAAATATTTCTTCGGGCAAATCTTCTAATAGATTTGTAGACATTTAGAGAGCTTACCTATTTTTTGTTGTTTTAATTGGTAATTATTTTTTTGTGCGTCTGCCACTGATACACCGTATTTACTTATAATTATTATGCTTACATTATACCGCACTTTCGATCAGTTGTCAATGTAACTAGCTATTTTTGATTTCCAGCATTGAATATAGATAGGTAGCTGATATATGATTATCGTGCCCGCATGAGACTAATTACCTTTAGTTGCTATTGATACATGCGGGCGCATGAATTTAAGGTTTATGGCCGTAATCTAGATTTGCGGCCTCCATTTCAGGAGAGGTAGCCAAGCGGTCAACGGCTCCTGACTGTAAATCAGGCGGCTCTGCCTTCGAAGGTTCGAATCCTTCCCTCTCCACCAATTACTAATATTTATTGAGTTTAGAGTGTAGTTTTCGAAGCCTTTGATCTAGCTCGCGCATCTGGCATGTAATTTCTTCTAGTTCATCTATAGAAATGGAATCGTCAGACTCATCCTCATCTTTGTCATTTCTTTCAATAACGTAATCTTTAAGTTTTTGTGAAAAAAACGATTTGTATGATATTTTTGATATCAGCTCACTGCTTAAACAAACTTCATTTATTTTTATACTGTCACCTAAAAATGTAGGATCACTCCAACAAATTCCAACAATGATAAAATCATTTGCATCATCGCCAATCTTTCTTATTTTTTCTTTTGTTTCATTAACAAGCTTCTCTAGTTCATCGACCCGTCTTGTAAGGTATCTATAGAACTCATTTGTAGAATAATTCCTATGATAGTCATCTCGAACTTTAGATACTGAAAATAAAGCAGCTTCTTGCCTGATTAATATATCTCTCAATAATTCTACCGTTATCTTAACTTGAACATCTTTCATCTGATTTCTCCTATTTAATAATAAACCTCATTCTCAAACCTCTTCTTCTCAACAACAGGGTCAAACCTGTTAGACAGATACCCGCATTTCTGCATATATAATACCACTTGAGAGAATGTATCAACCACGTCAAAACCCTTAGGGTCCATAGGGAACACACTACAAATATCTACGAATTTCTCTGCCATAGGACGCAGCCTGACGTAGTTTGGGGGATAGGCTGGTACATATACCTGTCCTGACTCCAAGAAGGCGCTAGCGACCCTGGCTCGGCCTACCTTGTCCTTATCGGGAGGAGGATTAAACCCAACCGCATTTATTCCCGCTCTCCTAAGACTCTGTATAAGCGGGTTTCCTGAAGCTTTAGACTCGATAAGTACAATGTCAACCCCGTGGTTAGAATCAGGAACAATATCATTCTTGCCATCATCTCTATAGTCTTCATAAAGCCTCATTGCTAGCTCTTTAAGCTCAGGGAACTCAACCTTTATCCTAAGCATCCCCAACAGAATTATAGCCGGAACCCCATCGTCAGACTTAAACAATCCCCAGGTTGTAACCGCGCTATAAGCTGCAAGGTTTCCAGTAACAAGCGCTGTATCCCATGTAGATATCGTTAAATCAATCTTAGGCGACCTTTCCTTCTTCCACCAAATGAATTTTGACTTCTTAAGGATACCAGCATCATCAGGAGCTGGCTGTTGCTGCATCTGACCAGAAACTCGATATTCTCCACCAGACGCCCTGAGAGTATCCTCAAGCTCTTTAAGGTCTTCTTCCCCAACATGATGCGGCCATAAAAGCTCACCAGGCTTCTTTCTGGGGTCCTGCCATACCTCATCAGACCCAGGCAGAACTATAGTCCTAGCTCTCCTTTCTGGGCAAAATCTCATAGGAAGAATGAGCTTTACGAACTTCTTGTCTGTATCATGTTCTAACATGAACCCGGTTACGTCCATCATGTTAACGCGCTGCTGGATAAGTATTTCAGATGATTCCTTAAGGTTATTACCTCGAGTTGCCCATGCGGATGACATCCACTGATTTGTACTATTTAAGATAGCCTCAGAATCAGAACGACCAGCATCATTAGGGTCATCAGCTATCCTAATGTCTGCGCCCTTACCAGTGATTGAGCCTCCAATAGAAACAGCTTCATATCTGCCTCTAGATGTCGTCTCTATCTTCTTCTTTGTCTTCTGATATCTAGATAAGGCGCACTTATGACCCCAACGAAACTGGAACCACTCTGACTGTATTATATTTCTGCAATTAATGACGTTATTCTGAGAAACGTCTATCGAGTGCGCGCAATTTAATAGCTTCTTTGAAGAGTCCTGAATGAAAACCCAAACTGGGAACATTACACTAACGATTGTACTTTTTGATGACCGAGGAGGGACGTTTATAATAAGCTTCTTTATAATTCCAAGATAAACGCACTCTAAATGGCGGCATATGGCCTCAATGTGCCACGATTCAACGAACTTCTCGTTACCCTCGACTATATGCCAAGCTTGCTTTACAAACTCGTATAACCTGGTTTCCGCTAAGTATCTGCTCTCATCCTCTTCTAGAATTGAAGAGTAAAAGCTACTAACTGGAGGAAGGTCTATTTTTAGACTCTTATTATTTATTTTAGGCACAGCCTATATTTGGTCTAATTTCTTTAAAACATCATCTATGTCATCAATATGGCTTACTCTGTAAACCTTACAACCACAGACATCAGCAAGTGTATCATATAGTTCTGAACGTGTTTTCCTTCTGCCAAAGTCTATCAAGCTTATGATGCAAATATCTTCTATAGTTGACTTATGATATGGCTGCATACCGTTTGCATTTCTTATTATATTTACTGATACTTTTGTGCTTTTTGCCACAAGCATAAAGTTCTCTTCTTCGGATATTATTGTCATTCCTGGCGTGTCATATATCTCTACTTTAAGGGCATGCTTTAGTTCCTGATACTTGAGAACCTGCTGTTTTTCCTTTTCAAGCATCTTTGCAGCCTGTTGCTTTGCGAAATCCTCTCGCGCCTTCTCAAGCTTCTTTTGCTTCTTTTCTTTTAATATCTTTGCTCTAACAGACGGAATGGAAACATTTTTAATTCTCATCATAGTGTCACTCTTTGTGTTGCAATTTAGTTATTCGTATATGATAATACACCCTGGTTTAAAAATCACTACTGGAGAAATTAAATGGCAACGAAGTTAAAAAAGAAACCTGTTAAGAAGAAACCAGCTTTAAAGAAGGCGGTAACAAAGAAAGCTGCGCCCAAGAAGGCTAAAGCTAAGAAACCTGCTGTTAAGAAGGTTGTCAAGAAGACCGTTAAGAAGGCTGTGGTTAAAGCCAAGAAGCCAGTAAAGAAGGTTGCGGCTAAGAAGAAGGCGCCTGCAAAGAAATCTGTTAAGAAGGTCGTAAAGAAGAAGCCTGTTAAGAAAGTTAAGAAGGTAAAGCCGGAATCTAACGATAATCTCGTTAGTTTGGCTGACGTATTCAATATGGGATATTAGAATTATTATCTTGAAACGGCGCAGTTAATTCTGCGCCATAATTAGGGGGGAAAATGGGAAACTTCAGCCATTTGGCCGAAAAAGTTCTAAGAAGACAATCTTTAAGTTCAGAAAATAATAAAGTATCTTCTATGGCGAATGACAGTATAATTGAAGAGATAATATCTTATCTTTCGAAATTTAATAAAGAACAGAAGAATAAAGCTTTACAATATATGAAGCATCTTAATTTTTATGGTTTCGAAAAAAGTGACATAAAGGCAGAAACTTTATTCTTGATAGAAAATGCTTTTAATGACGTAAACGAGGATTATGACTCAATTAATTTTTGCTCTTCTTTTAGGAATGCGATATGTAAAGGTGAAGGAGTTAGAAGATTAGCAAAAAGAATGAAGGTTTCTTACCAGAGAATATATTCATATTTTAAAGATAGAAGACTTCAAAGCATTACAATTATGTCTCTATGCAAAGTTTTATCTTATTATGGGTTAGTATTGTCTGTTTCTCATGAAGGAAATCAATTCTTTTCGGCAGACCACAAAGAACACTTGCTTAACCTTTCAAAAATAGCAAAAGAAAAAGGAGGAATTTACTCCTTATCAAGGAAAGTTGATTACCTTGGCCCCGCCATAAGTCGAAACCTTTCAAGAAAAGGAAACCCGTCGGTTAAATTCTTATTTGATATTATTAAGGAGTTAAATCTTAAAGTATCAGTAAAGCCTATTAAATCAAAGCCCTAGCTTCTCTAGCATCCCAATATCATGAGTCAACCTGTTAATCTCAGCTATAGCCTCAGCGTCTTTCTGAGCTATATAAAGAGACTTTATGCGCAATTCAGATTCCTGTGTAGCGATTATTCTGTCCTTGAATTCAACTTCTCTTCTCATTCTTTCAAGGTCCGCTGTTATAGCAGCTAATTGAGCCGATAGAATAGAATTACTCTCTATAGCGGCCTTAACTTCTGCGTCAACTGAAGGAACAGCTACATGAGCCTGAGATAGGTTATTGATTCCACTTATGTTAAGAGCATCGAACGGATTTTCTTGCTCGCCATCTGAATCAATCATTACCCCTTCGTCACTCGTAAAACTCTCGTCATTGCTTGTAAAGCTATCGTTAGTCGTTCTAAACATAATTACCAGTCTCCCCTTTCTCGTTCACGCCTGTATTCTTCTCTAGCATACTTCATAGTATCAGTTCTTATTTTTCTAGGTTTCTTAGGATTCTTCATGTTTTCAAGACATTCAGATAACCCATTTATAATACTAGCAAAATGTTCAGAAGAATTCAATTCAGGAAGCTTTTCTCCTGACCCATACTTGTTTAAGTCTAATAGGTATAAAGCACGATTTGAAATATTCTCAGCATATGCCGTATCCCACATTTTTTGAACCTCACCATCTATTTCCTGAATTATCTTCTTAGAACTACAGAGCAAGTCTCTACCTTTTTTAGTTAGCTTGTAAGTTGTACGAACCTTTCGTACGCCTCTTCCTTTAGCCGGAACCTCACCTTTAGTACAAAGCTTCTTAACTATTAGACGTTCAGCATTCCTATCAAGAGTAGACCGGTCATAACCAAGCCTAGAGTATTCCTGCTGAGTAATCGTTCCATCTGATGAATTGTTTATTGTATTTAAAATCTTAAATACGTATATCTTCATTTCTGGGCCTATAGCAGACCTAAGTCGTTTATTGACATACCTATTCATTACTAGAGACAGTCTATTTATAGATAATACTAAAACATTGTTGAAGTTCATTGGCGGAATCATGGGCAATAATCCATTTACATTTTTTTTGCATTATACTATAATCCGTTGAATTTTAAAATAAAAATAAAAAAACGGGAATGAAATGTCAATCAGGAAGCTATCTGATAAGGAAATACTCGCGCTACTTTATGAGGAAAGAGCTCTACTCAAGGAACTTCAGTTAAAGAAAATCAGCCAAGATGAATACGACGAAATTCTATATGGGCTGCTCAAGGGTAATGAGGAGTCTATAGATAATATTTCTAATAAAGAGCAGAAGGACGATTTTACGTCTATGGCATTATCCGATATTTAAAAGTTACGGGCCCTATCAGGTGCATGTGTAGATTCCTGAGTTTCCCCTCGCGCGGTCTCTTCCAAGGTTCACTACACCCCGGTCAGCCATCCATTACCACTCTCTAAGTTATTGGCGTGTCCATCCACGCTGCTTTCTGCTCTGTTACATTATACTACAAACTGGTCTAGGTAGCAGGATTTGAACCTACGACATCCTGCTCCCAAAGCAGGCGCTCTACCAAGCTGAGCTATACCCAGAACGTATATTATAACCTATCAGTAACCCATTACTGTCCGAATCATAATAACCCCAAACAAAGTTACTACCGCAACAACCAATATTCCTATGTTTCTATCGCTCATATTGACCTCATACTAACACGCCATAACCTTCTTCATATAGTCTATGCACTCATTGCTATTCCTAAGAAGCTGCTCAGCATCAGAATAAATGCTTGCATAACGAGATTGACCTTCTCCTAAGACCATATCCCTCATAGAATTCACGCTAAGCCTTAGCGCAAACAGATTATCACATAACTCATGAAAACAGTCATCCAGCCCTTCAAACTCACCTGACTTGAAGTAAGCTTGCCTTAAACATTTAGCCTTTAAAGATATAACGCTCATAATGTTCTCCATTTACGTTTATGAAACCAGTTTCCACAAGAAAATACTTGTAAAGTTAAACAGGCTAATTAATATTACCTCATTCCTAGAACCGCTAAGGATTGCCATAGGGACGCATACTAATGCAGATAATGCCAAGCCTGACGCTATAATGATGTTATACATTTGAAGCTCCTGCCATTATAGGAACTACTCTGTCGCAACCATTAGGACCAGCTTCTCTTTCCTCAACCTTCTTTCTAAGGCTATCAATGCATTTTTCGATAACATCAGAGTCCATATCCTCAAAGCAGTCTGCTTTAGCCTTAGATAGCCATCTATCGACTACTTCAGAAGGAACCCTAAGCTCTGATATAAGAGACTTAATCTCATTAATTTGGCCTTTAGAAGCTAAAGTTTTAGCTTCAGACACCTTGTTTATAACGTCCTTCCCGTATCTTTCAGCTATATTCTGATATGAGAACTCGAATGAGTCTCCTTCAGGAAAGGAAGATATCCTTGTCTTAATGATGGTTCCTACCCTGCCAGAATGAGCAATTCCATCAGTAACTGGAACGGAACCTTTGTGCTTCTTAACTTCAATAGCCAAATCAAATATATAGTCCATCTTCTTATAGCAATCAAATGTTTGACCTATAACCGCCATATTAGGACCATATTCAGACTTTGCATGAGAGGTTATTATAACGTTCATGTCTAATCTAAGAATCAGGTTAAACAGTCTCTTAAACTGCTTATTAGCCTCTGCATAATGACGGCCCATCTCTGTCCCATCCTTTCCGCCTCTGCTTAACTTAAGGGCGCATTGATCAAGAAGCGACGCATATACTGTAGTCAGAGGGTCTATTATTAGAGTCTTGTAAGGATGTTTCTCCGTTAATAACGACTTAACTTCTGTTAATATCTCAGAAAAGTCGCTAGTTTGAAATATTACACCATTTTTTTCTTCTAACATATTAACGTACTGAGAGTTTTCAGAGCCGCCTTCTGTATCTATTAGATATGGAGCAGGGAATTGTATAGCAGCGTACGTCTTTCCAGCGCTAGCTGCACCATAGAATAACGCTTTCAGTCTTTTCTTAACTTCCATTGGTTTCTGTGCTCTTAATGCCATTTAAAGTTCTCCTACAGTTGTGTAAATATACATGTATGAATTATAGCTAGTAGTTTTCCTAAAGAAGTAGTCCAGGGAGTATATAGATGAGCGAATAAGTTGTTATTTTTTGTGAGCATTTGTCGGTTTGGCGTGGAATAATTTAATCAATCTTGGAAAACATATAAAAAAATAACCGTCCAACAATGCAGCCGGCAATAAATGCTGCTATCGACAGCATTAGCATTCGCAACATCCACAGCAGCTATCAGAGTCGTCACCTAAGAAATCAATGTATGCTTCCTTCTGCTTCTCTAAGAATGTTGTCATTTTTTCATTTTCTTGCTTAGCTTCCGTTAACTCACTTTCAATGTGTCTATACTTATCGAAAAGGCGCTCTTTTTTATCCATAAGCTCCTTAATCTCATTCTTCAACTTTTCTATTTCAGAATCCTTTTCCCGCAACATCTGAATCTTAGTGTTTTCGCATGGCTTATACGTATCATTCATATACTGAATTTCGTCATCTCGCTTCTTGATGATAGCCCTAAGCTCTGAAACCTCATTCATGTGATTTAACTTAATATCGTTTACTTCAGACTCAAGCTTTCTTGATAATTCATAGATTTGTTCATTTCTAGACTCATTAATCTTCTCAAGCTGCCCAGAATATTGCTTGCAATTTGAAAGCTCAAGTTCAAGCTCTTCTTTGGTCATTTTAAAGCTCCTATAAAGATAAAAATGCAACTAAAGCTACAGTGGCCACTACCATCAAAATAAACGAAACAACTAAACCTATTGTCATTTAAAGCTCCTCATTGCTGTTGATAATAATTTTTTAATCATTTTCTGCCTTCCTCTGATTTTATCTTCATATGGTATATTCAGTAACGACTGCCCTAAGTACCCGATATGCGTATCTTATAGCAATAAATGCGACGACTATATAAAACACTTCTTTGGCCATTTCGAAATATTGCCGAACAACCCACGCATTTCCAACGCTACTAGAAATAGAAGCAAGTTTTGTTGCTAATTCATTAAGTGCGCTTATTTCAGCCATATAAAAACCTCAATCAATGCTCTTATTGCCAGATAACACCAAATACAAGTTACGGCAATGTTTATGTCTCTACAGTGATTTAGAGTTAGGCCGGTAATTGTTGTAAGGTAGTTAATCTTAAACGAAATTGGGTCTATAATATCTTCGTTATTTATTTGCATATCATCGCCGCTACCGTAACCATTACTTTTACTAAAAAATACCAAAAAATACAACTTAAATAAAAGTCTACCTCTATCTTGCCCTCATCAAGATTACTAATCCTCTCTCCAAGGTTATCAATTCTTGCTGAAAGGGCTTCTGATTTTATTTTAATGACGTCCATAATTTCTTCAGCATCTATTGGCATCTTACTCAATCCCCTCATTCCGAACAACTCTACTGCACAGCTCAACAATCGTTCTTGCATAATTATGGTTTTGTTCTTCAAGCTTTTTAACTTCATTCTTAAGTTCGTCTACTTCATTTCGTAGAGCTTTAATAATATCTTCATTTGTCATTTGCTTTCGTCAACCTCCGTAACAGTTACCTCTTCTCCCAGTTTATTCTTAAGCCTTACAATCTCTTCGAATAGTGACTGGTTGTCATCTAAAAGCTCTAAAATATAACATCTTTGCTCTTCAATATACTCTTCGTCAGTATAATAATCATAATCTTTATCTTTTCTTGGCCCACTAAACGACAGAACTTTTACAGGATTGTCTTTTTCTTTATCGCTCACTTAAAGGTTCCTCTCTCAACTTATCAAACAATATATCAACAATAGCCGCATTAACCTTCTTCTTAAACGACTTCTCATGGAACCTGAACAGCTCTTCCTTTATGTTCTGGCTCTCTTCATCCAGTAAGTCATTAACAGTAGAGCCTATAACCTTACCAAACGTGCTCTTATTGAACTCTATACCGGCCTCTTTAAGCCTGAATATAGCCTTATTAACCCTAGCCTTAAGCCCTGCTATATAAGGGAACCATACTGAATCAAGCTCTGGATGCTGGCGCTTTGGCTTTCTCTGGCCGACATGAACCTCTTTGAAGTGGTCTGTTACGTACTTGAATCGTTCTCCTCTAGCATTTGTCATGACAATCCCTTCTCTGATTGCCCCATAGGCGCTCTCAGCCATTTGGCACGGATCTGAATAATTAGCATAAGTTACATCAGGAACGTATCCAATGTAACAGTTTCCAAATTTACCAGGGAAAAGCCAAATCCCTTCATTCGGGTTATCGGTCAAACTCCTTACGTAAATTATAAAAAGGAAACAACTATCTTTATCAATATCTCCAATGCTTGAGAAGTCATAACAAATAGCATTATGTTTAGGTTTCTGAAAGTACTCGCAGCAGAAAATAACATTTTTCGGAAACGTATCCTTGTGCTCATTTAGCTCCTTAACAACCTTACTAAACATCTTAGGAATACCTTCGTAATCTTGCGTATTCTTAGTCCTCATCCTGAACTCGCCCTCATACCAACCGAACTGAAAGTAGCTTCCATCCATCTTTTCTGTTAATACAACAGCATCAGCAAAGTCTAATAGGTTTCCTCTTTCAATCTTGCCCAGGAAGTTAGGGAATGGTTTTTGTTCTGTCATTAATATTTCCCCTAAATTTATCATCATCGTCACCACGCCATATTCTAATTATTTTTCCGTTAACGTAAGTACTAAAATTAAAGTCCCTATAGTGTAGATGCAGTAGGTCATCTTCATTAATGTATTCTCTTCGTAAATCTTCCGGCAGGTTAACAACTTTATTAAGAATATTACCTATAATATCTGCAATATACTCACTCGTATTCTTCTTTTCTAACCTATTCATGCAAATATCGAAGCTTAGCTGATTCTTCGCGTCCTTCTTCGGGTCAGCCGTATACGGCTCCATAATTCCAAAATAGCACATCCAAACACAAGGAAGCTCTAGAATCTTCTCGTATAACTGCTTTGAGCAATTATCTTTTCCAATCTTTATGTTCAACATGGAGTTTTCTGGTTCTATCCCTTCTGATTGACTCTCTCCAGGGTATAGCTCTTCGTTGATTGCCTCAAACATCCTGTTACGGAATAATATGAAAAGATTGTCTTTAACATACCTTTCTACATATTCTAGTCCTATAGGACTTAACTTAATATCTGCATCAGTTGAGGTTGGCTCTAAATGTCCAGAAGCAGTAAGCCAAAAACACATATAACTTGCGGCCCCATAATCAATGCATAGAATATTGGATATAGACGCGACATTATTGTGAGAACCAGGAAATTTGCTATTTAATCTTCCGCTAATAACAATCATTGCACACAAATGAAGATAATCTATTTTACCATGATTATATGGAAGACATAAACATTTAAGCAATTCATCTACTTTCTTTGTTACTTTCTCAAGCTTCTTACAATCGTCAAATGTCATCTCTTTCATCGTCATACCCTTCTAAATTCCTAATAGTATCTAATCCACCTCCATCAACATAAGACATGCATGTACCATCAATCATATCAAGATTGATGCCAAGTATATATGAAAGAGGAATCCATCCGCCAACAACTCTTTTATTCTCGTTTCTGAATTCAAATTTTATTCCGCCTGTAGAAGCGTCGCCTCCCCAGTCATTAAATGGCTCGACGTATATAACCTTTCCATCTTTTAGGTTTTGCTCCTCTTTATCTATTACGTCTCTATTGTCTCCGTTGTGTCTCCACTGTATCTTTGGACAATTTGAGAAATCTACTGTATATCTAGATTTCCATTTATCCTTGTCGACCAGGCTTAAATATTTATCCATCTTATCCGCCCCTCTCTAGATGCTCATAGAATAAAATCTTACGGCAAATCTTGTCATATAGCGTTAAATCATAGCCTATTGGCGGCTTTGCTAGCATTTTACCCAAATAAGCGCATACTTCTGAAATTTTCTCGATTTCTTCGCTATCAATGTCACTAAAGCGCTCATTATAAGCTAAATCCCAGTCAAAGTCTTCGCGTCTCACTCGGCTTGCCTTAAAATAACCTCTATCTGCCTAATAAGCTCTCTTTGCATAATTACAGTAAACTCTGCTTCAGAAAACCCAAACTGCTCTCGGAAATATGCCTCTTCTCCCCACCTCTGAGCCGCCAAATCACTATCAGCAGTTGCAGAGAGATAAACATCCTTATGAATAGATGTCCTAGGCGGCCAGAACGTTCCATTCACAATATCCTCAGCATTGAAGTGCATTCTCAGGCTCAGGCCAAGCTCTTTTGCTCTTTCTATAATCTTACCGATAGACTCCCATCTGCCATCGAACCCTATTTTGAAATCAAAGGCTTCATTTTTGCTCACATTTGCTACCCTCTTCGTAAATAGCCGGAACTTTTTGAATAACCTTAGGCAGCTCCGCCTGTACGCATTTTAAGAATTTTTCCTTAACTGGGTTAAGCTCACTAAAGAACAAATCTAGATTTTTCTGAACAATCTCAATTGCTACTATTGGAGGTGACTTCTTTATGCATTCAATCCTAGGCGACCACCATTCATGCGTAAATGTCCAATCAACATCAAAGTTAATCTCTAAGCAAAACCCAAGTTCCTTAGCCCTCTCTACAACAGATACAACCCTACCATCCGCGGTAGTCATTTTAAAGTCTAAAACCTTTTCGCTCACATTCTGGCTCTCTCAATCTTCTTCCTAAGCTCCTCTATCCTGGCATTCCTGATATCAAGGCCCTCTTTCCAGGTAGGTATCTTATCCTCAATCTTCTCATGGTCATCGTCGCCAAGCTTTCGCTTATTGTTCAGATGCTGTAACCACTGCTTAGACTTAACCCAGTGGTCCCTCATGGCCATTTCTAGAGATAGCCTAGCCTTTAGCTCTCCCCTTCGTAAACCGTCTGGAATCAAGTTAAAATCGGAAATGTTCTCCTTTACGTCCTTATAGACAAACTTACCATTCTCGTCATAAATAACCTTCCCTTTTTCGTCGTAAACGACCTCCTCTAAAATCTCCTCGTAAACAAGCTGATCGTTTTCTAGTACTTTATATCGTCCGCGTGCCATAGCTCTTCCCCATTGTTATAATAAATCTTTAGAATTATGTCTTTATTAAAATATTTTTCTAATGCTATGTGTATAGTATCAAATACAGGATCTCCCTCCATATCTGCCGCAGGGCTGAATGGGAGAGCCATTGAAACCAGCCTCATCCCATGCAAAATACCCATGACATGAAACTTTGAGTCCCTGGCAATAGCCATAGGGTATCCAGAAAGCCCCAATCCCTCCACAATATCTTTATTTATTATTATGCTCATATTTATGAGGATAATTATATCATAGAGTCGTTAAAACAACAGTAGTATGCTATTGAACCTTGACCCACTCACCAGTATGGCCGTCTATCATAAAGCAATTAGTTTCCTGGCAAGATTCATCATTGCATGACCACTTATAGAAAGGGCCTTCTAGGTCCTTTTCAAGCCTTCTGAGCCACGCAAGGGTATTAAACCACCTAACCTCATAAAGCATGAAACGGTCTCTTTTTGAGAGCTTATGCGTTGGGTTTTTCTTTTTCATCTTTAAAAATCCCTAATAATTTTTTAATCTCAAAGTCCATGAAATGCGGACATATGTAACCACCGTCCGGCTTGTAACTAACTCGCAGATGAAGAATACCATCTGAGTCGTAAACAAGATTACAATAGATGGCCTTCCCGTCCATAACCTCCTTTTTTCTAGCATCGTTTATAATTTTCCACTCTTCTTCGTAAACACAGTCCTCCCTACGTGGGTATATCCTTACATCTGGGTTTGATGAAAAATCTAAATTTCTAAAAACAGCAATACTTAAATCAAATAAAGATA